GCTCTACCAGCAGGCCAACGCGCGGCTGTACCGGCAGGGGCAGACGAAGCCGGTGATCATCCACAGGCTGCTGGTGGTCGGCGGGGCAGACGAGGACGTAGCGAAGGCCCTGGAGGGGAAGAACGAGACGCAGGCGGCGCTGGTGGAGGCGCTGAAGGCGAGGATTGGGAGGTGGAGCGGATGCTGATAGGGCTTCACGACAGCGACGCCACAGGCTTTCCAAATCTGGCGTTGATGAAGCTGTCGGCATGGCATAAGTTGATCGGCGATACAGTCGAGTGGTGGAACCCGCTGCTGACCTATGACAGGGTGTACTCCTCCAAGGTGTTTACCTTCACGCCTGAAAATCCACATCTGCCGAAAAACACAATCAAGGGCGGCACGGGCTATGGGTTAATGTTCAAGCTGGAGCCGAAAATCGACGACATGTTTCCGGACTACGGCCTTTATCCCGAATGCCATCACGCCATCGGTTTCCTGACAAGGGGCTGCATTCGGAATTGCCCTTGGTGTATCGTACCGACGAAGGAAGGCCAGATCAGACCCTACCGTACCTGGCGCGAGGTGAAGCGCCCTGACAGCCGTGACATTGTGTTCATGGACAACAACGTTCTGGCCTGTCAGCATGGATTGTCGCAAATCGAGGACATGGGCGGTCGGGACGTGCGCGTGGACTTCAATCAAGGGCTGGATGCGAGGCTGATATCCAACGACGTGGCGAAGCTGCTGGCCCGTTTGAAATGGATAAGGTTTATCCGAATGAGCGCCGATACGGACGCGATGCTGGACAAGGTGCTTACCGCCATTGCCAGATTGAACCGGAACGGCGTGAAGCCCTACAGGGTTTTCGTGTATGTGCTGGTGCAGGACATCGAATCCGCTGAACGGCGGGTGATTGCGCTTCGGGATGTCGGTGCGGAGGTTTTCGCGCAGCCATACCGGGATTTCACTACGAACGCAGACCCTCCAAAGGAACAGCGCGATTTTGCGCGGTGGGTAAACCGTAAGGCGATCTTCAAAACAGTGAGAACATTTGCGGAATATAAGGGAGGTAGAGCATGACAGCGAAGGAATTCCTGAGGCGGGCGCGGAGCGTCGACCGGCGGGTGGACGAGGCCACCGAGCGCGTGGACCGGCTGCGGGCGAAGCTGGAGGCGGGGCGCATGAGCAAGATCACCGGCATGCCGCGCGGCGGCAGCGAGGACTGGACGGCCACCGCCGACAAGCTGATCGAGCTGGAGAAGCGCGTCAACGCCCGGATCCGCGAGCTGTGCGCGCTGAAGCACGCCGCGATGGACGCCATCGAGAGCGTTGAGGAATCACGTTTGCGGGAAGTGCTGGAGCTGTACTACATCGACGGATTCAGCTGGGAGCAGATCGGTGAGACCATGGAGATAAGCGACAGGCATGTCAGGCGATTGCACGGCATCGCGCTGCTGCGGGTGCGCGTTCCCAAAAAATATAGCGAATGTCCTTGAATGTCCTTTTCCTTTGCCTTATACTATAAGCTGACCAAAGCGGGCACGAGATGCGTCTTGTGTCCGCTTTGGCGTCTGAAGGCATTGAGTTCCCTTTGGGAGCGGGACTAATCCGCGCGGATTTCGTCACGGTCTGCGTGGCCTCCTACCGCAGGAGGGGGCGGAGGAGACAATGAAACGACCGGATCAATACTACAAGACGGCACGTTGGGTACGGCTGCGCGCTGCGGTGCTGCGCCGTGACGGATACCTGTGCCAGGTGTCGCGGCGCTACGGCAAGCGCACCGAGGCGACGACCGTGCACCACGTGTTCCCGCGCGAGGAGTTCCCGGAGTACCAGTGGGAGCCGTGGAACCTGGTGAGCCTCGCCGGCGACGTGCACGACGAGATGCACGACCGGGTGACCGGGGCGCTGACTGAAAAGGGCGCGGAGCTGCTGCGGAGGACGGCGAGGAAGCACGGCGTGGATGTGCCGACGCACTACCGGTGAGGCCGCCCGGGTCAACGAAATCGCGCCGAGGCCCCAGGGGACCGGTGGGGGGCAGCCTTTTATATACACGGGGCAATTTTCAGGCGGAAGGGTAACGAAATGGAGCTGAACATCGAGTATTTGCCAGTAGATCAGCTGACACCTTATGAGCATAATGCCAGGAAACACCAAGACAATGACGTGGCTGCCATCGTCTCCAGCATCCGGGAATTCGGCTTCGATGACCCGATTGGCGTCTGGGGTGAGCGCAATGTAATCGTTGAAGGCCACGGTCGGCTCATGGCTGCGAAGAAGCTGGGCATGGAGAAGGTGCCTGTGATTCATCTGGATCACCTCTCGGACGAGCAGCGGCGCGCCTACGCGCTGGCCCACAACCGGACGGCAGAGCTTTCCGCATGGGACGACGTCGTCAAGGAGCTGGAGCTGTCGAGCATCTCCGAGATCGACATGTCGGCCTTTGGCTTTTTCGGGCCGGTTCAAAGTTCATGGTTCGACAGAGACGACAGAGACGGAACAGAACGGCAAGAAGGAAATGAAGAGTATAATGCCTTCCTGGAGAAGTTTGAGGCGAAAAAGACCACGGATGACTGTTACACCCCGGAAAACGTATATGACGCGGTGGCCGACTGGGTGGCGCGGGAATACGGTGTAAAGCGTGCGCAGTTTGTGCGTCCTTTTTATCCGGGCGGTGATTACAAGAATGAGCGATACAAGCCGGACAGCGTAGTGGTGGACAACCCGCCTTTTTCGATACTGGCCGAGATTGTGGATTTTTACGTAGGTCGGGGCATAAAGTTTTTCATGTTTGCCCCAGGGCTTGCGACGCTGAATTACTGCAACCGGGATAACGTGTGCGCCGTCTGCACCTACGCAAGCATCACATACGAAAACGGCGCTTCTGTCTGCACATCGTTCCTGACGAACCTCGGGGACGGGTCGATTGTAGCGCGGTCAACCCCTGATCTGTATTAGGCAATAGACGCGGCGAACGACGTCAATGAAAAAGCGCTGCATGTTCAGTTGCCAAAGTATGAGTACCCGGATGAAGTGCTCACGGCAGCGAAATTCGGCTGGTTGGCGAAGTACGGGCAGGCGATAGCAGTACGGCGCGACGAATCCCTTTTTATTCGTCAGCTCGACGCTATGAAAGAAAGCGGAAAAGGCATATACGGAAACGCGCTGCTCCTCTCGGAGAGAGCCGCCGCGGAGAGAGCCGCCGCGGAGAGAGCCGCCGCGGAGAGAGCCGCCGCGGAGAGAGCCGCCGCGACGAAGTGGAAGTTGAGCGACAGGGAGCGCGAGCTTGTTAAGTCGTTAGGCAAAGGATTATAAAAACACGCGCTATGCAGGCATAGGGAGGTGAACAGGGTGACGGCAGCCGAGTGGAAGAAGCGGATCACGAGGGACGTGAAGGCCGCGGGGACGTATCAGAAATACTTTGGTTCGGTGATTGACACCCTGTCCGGAATCCTTGCCCGACGCGATGACGCCGAGGCGCTTTTTATTGCCGCCGGCGGGAACATACTGGTGAAGCACACCAACAAGGGCGGCGCGACGAACATTGAGCAGAACCCGGCTCTGCGTCTGATCAACGATCTCAACCGCGACGCGCTGGCCTACTGGCGTGACCTCGGTTTGACGCCTGCGGGTTACAAGCGGCTGAACCTCGAAGCCGCGCAGACCAAGAGCAACGACGGATTCGAGAAGATACTCTCCCAGCTGATGACCGGCAATGGCTAAGCGGTTTCGGAAGGTCGCCGTCAAGTACGCCGAGGACGTGGTCGCAGGTCGGGTGATCATCGGCGCGGAGGTCGTCGCGGCATGTCGGCGGTTCCTGGACGATTTGGGGAGAGACGACCTGGAGCTGCGCGACCACGAGCCGGACATGGCGATCAACATCATGCAGACGACGCTGGTCCACGCTCAGGGCGAGGACTTGGAAGGTCGGCCACTACTGGGCCGGCCTTTTATATTGGAGCCGTGGGAGATATTCATCACCTACAACCTGCTGGGCTTTTACTACAAGGGCACCGACCGGCGGCGCTTCAATGAGGCGTTCATCGAGGTGGCCAGGAAGAACGGCAAGACCAGCTTCATTGCGGGGCTTGCCTGGGCGGTGGCGATCATCCAGCGGCATTCCGGCTCGGTGTGCTACATCGTCGCGGCGGCGCTCAAGCAGACGCTTCAGGCGTTCCACTTCCTGACGTTCAGTTTGCAGTACTACAAGCTGGACAAGATGTTCGAGATCAGGGACAACAGCTTCGACCACTCGATCAAGTACACGTTCAAGAAGCCCGACGGCACGCCGGACGGCAAGATCGAGATCGTGGCGATGCCCTCGAACCCGGACAGCCAGGATTCATTCAACTGCAACTTTGCCATTGCTGACGAGGTTGCAGCCTATAGGAAGCCGTCGCAATATAACCGCTTCAAGGAGGCCCAGAGCGCCTACACCAACAAGCTCATGATCGGCATCACGACCGCCGGCGACAACATCAACTCGTTCGGCTACGGTCGGCAGGAGTACGCGGTGAAGGTGGCGACCGGGCAGATTCGTGACGACGTGTTCTTTTCGTTTGTTGCACGGGCTGATCAGGACGAGAAAGGGAACGTGGACTATACGAACCCGATACAACACCAGAAGGCCAATCCGTCCTACGGCGTGACGAAGCGCCCGGAGGACCTGCTGAACGCGGCGAGGCAGGCACAGAACGACCCGCAGCAGCGTAAGGATTTTTTGAGCCGAGAGCTGGACATCTACACCACGGCCATGAATGCCTACTTCGACCTGGCGGAGTTCCAGCGATCGGACGCGAAGCACGATTGGAGCCTGGACGAGTTGGCGAAGCTGCCCGTCGAGTGGTATGGCGGCGCGGACCTGTCGCGCGTGCACGACCTGACGGCGGCGGCTCTGTACGGTGTATACGCTGGGGTGGACATCTGCATCACGCATGCGTTTTTCCCACGCCCGGAGGCGGCGCGCAAGGCCGACGAGGACGGGATTCCCCTGTATGGCTGGGAGGACGATGGCTGGTTGACGATGTGCAACAGCCCGACGGTCAACTATGGCGACATCGTGCAGTGGTTTGTGCGGATGCGGGAGCGCGGCTTCAAGATCGCGCAGGTCGGGCACGATGAGAAATTCGCCGGCGAGGAATACATCCCGCTCATGAAGGGCGCGGGCTTCCGCGTCGTGCACCAGCCGCAGCTGTATATCCTGAAATCAAAGGGGTTTCGGCACATCGAAAAGGCCGCGAAAGACGGGCGGCTGTATTACCTGCACTCGGAGGCATACGAGTATTGCGTGGCGAATGTGCGCGCCATCGAGAAGACCGACGATTTGATTCAGTATGAAAAAGTCCAGCCGGAGCATCGAATTGACCTGTTCGATGCCTCGGTTTTTGCGTGCATCCGCATGTTGGAAGGCACCGACAAGAAAAACAAAGCACGAAAGTGGTGGGGGACTTGAGCAAACGTAGACGCGCGGCAAGCCGCGCGAACCAGGTGCGGGCGGAGACTCCCGCCATGAATCCGGTCGCGCTGTGGCTGGCCGGGGGCGACATCCGGTGCGCGGGGTACACGCGCCTGTGTGACAACCCGGAGATCATGACCGGCTGCCTGCGCATCGCGGAGCTGATCGGCAGCATGACCATCTACCTGATGAGCAATACCGACCAGGGCGACGTGCGGATTGTGAACGAGCTGTCACGCGCTATCGACATCACGCCCAACGGCAACATGACGCGCAGCCAATGGATGACGGCAATCGTGATGAACCTGCTGCTGTATGGCAACGGGAACAGTATTGTGGTGCCGCACACCTATGAGGGCATCCTGCGCAGCATGGAGCCGATCAGCGCCAGCCGGGTGAGCTTCCAGCCCGTGGGCAACAGCTACCGGGAATACAGGATCCGTATCGACGGCACGGAGCGCGACCCGGAGAGCGTGATGCACTTTGTGTACAATCCGGACCCGACCTACCTGTGGAAGGGCCGGGGCGTGACGGTGGTGCTGAGGGACATAGCCAACAACCTGAAACAGGCGCAGGCGACGGAGAATGCCTTCATGAGCTCCGAATGGAAGCCGTCGATCATCGTGAAGGTCGACGCGTTGACGGAGGAATTCAGCAGCCCCGAGGGCCGCGCCCGGCTGCTGGAGAGCTACGTGAAGCCCTCCCGGACCGGTGAGCCGTGGTTGATCCCCGCGGAGCAGTTCCAGGTGGAGCAGGTGCGGCCGCTGTCTCTCGCCGATCTGGCGCTGAAGGACACCGTGGAACTGGACAAGCGAACGGTGGCGTCGGTGCTGGGCGTGCCCGCATTCCTGCTGGGCGTGGGGGCGTTCAACCGGGACGAGTGGAACAACTTCGTACAGACGAAGGTGCGCGCCATCGCGCTGAATATTCAGCAGGAATTGACGCGGGTGCTGATCACGAGCCCCAAGTGGTATTTACTGCTGAATTTCTGGTCGCTGTTGGACTACGACCTCAAGAGCACATCGGACATCCTGCTGGCGGGCGCTGATCGCGGCTATGTCAACGGTGACGAGTGGCGCGACCGCATGCACATGACGCCGGCGGGGCTGAAGGACTACAAGATTCTGGAAAACTACATCCCGGCGGACATGAGCGGCAATCAGAAAAAGCTGATTCAGGACGGTGACTGACCATGAGCACGCCTACATTGGCCTGCCCGTATGCACATTACGTAGCGGGGATGCGGATTGAGTGCGACCGCTCGCGCGGCCTGTGTGCGCACCAGCGCTGGTGTATGAGCAAGGGCTGGGCGGTATTGACGGACCAGGCGGGGCGGTGCCCTGCGAGGGAGGATGATTACTGTGAGCGAGAGACTGTTGAGACAGATTAGGAGCGTCGAGACACAGTTTGCGACGCGCGAGGACGGCGACACGCTCCGCATTGAGGGCTATTTCGCTGTTTTCAATTCAAATTACGAAATCGCGCCGGGTATGAGCGAAAGCATCGCCCCAGGCGCTTTTTCCCGGACGCTGCAGGGCGGCGACATCCGGGCGCTGATCAACCATGACACGACCCTCGTGCTCGGGCGCACCAAGGCTCACACCCTGGAGCTGCGCGAGGACGCGCGCGGACTTTGGGGCAGCATCGCTATCAATCCGAACGACAGCGACGCCATGAACCTGTACGAGCGCGTGAAGCGTGGAGACGTCGATCAGTGTTCCTTTGGATTCATGATCGTCAGCGAGGAATCCGACTTCCGCGAAGACGGTTCGGTCCACTGGACCATCAAGGATGTCGACCTGTTCGAGGTGTCCGCATGCACCTTCCCGGCCTACGAGGAGACCAGCCTCTCCGCGAGGACGAGTGAGCGCGCCGAGCTTGAGAGCCGTCGGCTGGCGGTTTGGAAGGAGCAGGCAAAGAATAAACTGACCGGAGGTGCGAAGTAATGGCACTGAAAGCTCTGCTGCTGAAGAAGCAGATCGACAACAAGCGCAAGGCCCTGGACGCGCTGCGTCAGAAGGACGAGGAGTTCAAGACCCGGGAGGCCGAGCTGACGCAGGCCATCGAAGAGGTGGAGAACGATGAGCAGCGCACCGCCGTGGAGGAGGAGATCAACTCCTTCACTACGGAGAAGGCCGAGCACGAAGAGGCCGTCGGTAATCTCGAACGCGAGATTGCTGATCTGGAGAACGACCTGGCTGCCGAGGAGGCTGCCCAGGACACCAATCCGCCCGAGAATCCGGCCCCGGCTGAAAACGAGA